CATCTACGATGCCTTTATTACCAACATCACTATCAGTAAATCCAGTATCAACAACAGTTGTTGACATAGAAACCGAATTTGATAAGATATTTTCGTAATAGTTTATTTCAACAACACCGGGAGAAATATCTACGGATTTACTCCCATCAGCAGATTGAAGAATAAATGCACCAATATTACCTGCTCTTGTAGTTTGATTATCTGCCATTATCCTTGTTTGTATAAGAACCCAGTGAGTTGAGCTTGATAGTAACTATTTAATAGTGCTTGTTTAGATACTCCAATAGGAAGTAATCTTGTTCCTCCACCACCCATCACTATCGGTGCAGAACCACCACCCATAGGTATTGGAATAACTGTTGATTGCATACCACCAGGAACCTCATAGTCTGCCTGCTGCATGATCTGAGGAACACTTGCAGATACTGCGGGTGGTGCTTGTGTTGGTGCCACTTGTGCTTGTGCAGGTGCTGCTGGTTGTAATGATGGTGTTGCTGATTGTTCGGGAGATAATGTTGCCGAAGGTGTCACTGTCTGTGCAGGTGCTGCTGGTTGTAATGATGGTGTTGCTGATTGTTCGGGAGATAATGTTGCCGAAGGTGTCACTGTCTGTGCAGGTGCTGCTGCTTGTGCTGCTGCTTGCTGAGCAATAGTATCCGCAATCTGCTGTCTTTGTTGGGGAGATTCTTTTGTTACTTTGGTACTAAAATTTGGAACAGATGCAACTTTATTACCTTTATAATTCCAATCCCATCCAAAATAATTATCTCCAGATTTTCTTTGTACCTGGCCTCTTCTTTGAGTTTTTGAGTATCCAGTAAAATCTGTTCTTCCCTGAACAAACTCTGCTGCATTTTTTTGGAGAGTTGGATTCAGCAATTGAGATGCCACAGATTTCATAGAACCCTCAGACATTCCAGTAGCTCTCGCAGCAGATTTTGCATCAGTAATATTCAACCACTCGGAATTTGGTTTTCCATTTCCTTTTTTAGGTCCATTAGGATATCTCCAAGTTGGTTCAAATTGCCATGTTCCCAAAATCAATTCTCGTATATTCTTTCCACTATAAGCACCAGATGCAAGTCTATTGTAAATTGACTGAGCAACATCAGCTCTTCCCTGAGGATCTCCATCCTCTCTAGATACTACAGCAACAAGTGTCCAAAAATCAGAACCTCCACCTTGAACTGATGTCCCTGTGGTTGGAGCTTCAGTTTCACCTCCCGGTCCTGGCAGTTGTGGTTCTTCATCAGCACTAGAATCAATATCAAAAAACTTTGAAATCTCTTTCCAAATATTATCAGATTTTTCTAATTCCTTTTCTGCTTTTTCTGCATACTCTTCATCCTCAGTCTTTCCACCAAGTCCAAAAAAACCTTTTATTTTATTAACAAATCCCATCCCCGTTCCAGCAATCCATTTTAGTGCATTCCAAACAGGACTAAAAAACTCTCCAATCTTTTCAAAAAAGTCTTTAATCTTTTTAAATATATCCTTAAAGAACTGAATAATTTCTTCTAGGTTTTTAAAGATTGCAAGAGCAAGAGATCCAAGTAAAACATTACCAAAGAACCTCATAAGATTAAATCTATCTTTAGGTAACTTTATGTTTGGTTTTTTGAGTGGTTTTTTCTTTGAATCTTTCTCTAACTTTTCTTCTCTTTCCTTCTTTTCTTCTACCTTTGCTTCTTCTTTTTCATTTTCTTGTTCTTCTTTTTGAGTTTGATTTCGGTTCTTCAATACATCAATAATATCTTTAAGTGTTTCTCCAACTATATCGAAGATATTTTTAATGTTTCCACTTTCAACATCTTTCTTTACTTCAACAGCAGGAGGAAGTGCTTTGATTTCCGGTTGTGGTAAAAGAAGATTTGTTGATATGGTTTTCTTTTGAATAGTAGGTGCTTTGACAACACCTTGATCACTATCTACTTTTTGAATCGCAGAACTCTCTTTCTTGTTAAGGAGTTTGTCCTTATCAACCTTCTTTCCTGATGGTAATAGGGCCTTTACGGCCATTCCTGCGAGTGCTGGTAACATTATCCTACGATGTTATAGATTGCTCTGACAACCATAGTAGTTGTATTGTTTGGATCCTCAGAAGAGAATCTTGGAACTGGTGCCTGATTGGGTGCAGTTCCACTCGATGCCTGTTGTGCTCCACCACCAGTTGGTATTGGTAATGGAACAATATTGCCTCTACCAGTTGGTGAAGGTATTGATGGTGTTGGTGGTGCTGTCTGTGCTACTTGTGCTGGTTGAGTAGTTTCTCCAACAGGAACATGTACCATACCAGATTTGGATGTAGGTGATAAATGTCCAACCCAAACCTTTCCTGATCCTGGAAGAATACCTGTAATTCCTCCCCTACCTCCAGTATTTCTAACATCCGCTAATGGAAAAGGAACTTTAGTTCCTTTTGGAACAAAAATGTCTACAGATCTACCATCTCCACTATGTCCATGTTGAGTTATTCCCACTCTTATTAATTCCTTTATTTCTCCCATAGACATTCCAGGAGTAAACTTTTGCCCCTTACTTAGCTCAGGTACTACTCCAGAATCCAATAAACCTTTTACTATTGGAGCAGTATCATTCACAAGATCATTAGCAGTTCCAGTGTTAGTTTGAAAGTGCCCATGTACCCAACCAGCGGCATTTGAAACATTACCAGTTTCTCCAAACGTGGCACTACCAGATCCAACTTGATTACCTGCAGGACCAGCTCCAGGTTGTGCTGCACTTGGAGGAAGTCCAGGCATTAAAGGAGTTTGTGGTTGTACTGCTGGTTGCTGTGCTTTTGCCAAATCATCAAGTTGTCGTTGCAATCCATCAGCACCTGCATAAGGATCTTTGGGTGCTGGTGATTGAGTTTTTTTACGACCTTTCAGTAAAAAATGTCTTATAGCAGCATCAGTTCCAGCTCCAGCTGCCATAGAAACGACAGATAAAGCTATTCCAGCAGGAGATCCAAGACCTGTAGATACAAGAGCTCCCGAGGCCAAAAATCCCAAAGATGTTACAATCCAACCAGCACCATAAGCTGCTAATTTTACTATTATTGCATAATAATCTTTATTATTCCAATCTTGTTGCAATTCTGCAATCAAAAATCCAAGTCCTATAAGTCTCAGAATTGATCCCAGCGCTCTAAAGGCCCCAGATCCCAACCCACGAAGTTTGGGAGCAAATGATTTAATTTTATTAGATATGGCTGGAGAAAATTTATTTTTTACAAATTCCCAAGAAGATGATAATTTTCGATTAGCTTTACCCAAAAAGTTTCTTATACCATAAGTGGTGTCTCTAAATCCAACCCTGAGTTTATCTCCAATATTAGCCTTACCTTGAATTATTCTAGCAAATGATTCGTTATATCTGCTAATACTCGGTCCACTTCGCAGTTGTCTTCCAGTTTTTGGATCAACATTTTTCCCATAAAAAAGACCAGTATTACTACCACCTTGCATCTGAGATGGTGTTTGTGGTGGTGTTTGTGGTGGTGTTTGTGGTGTGGAAGTTGGTTTTGGTTTTCCGCCTGGTAGTTTTCCTTTTAACCAACTAAATGCTTTATATAATCTTCTAGTCCACTTAAATATTTTCCATCCAATTCTCAGTCCAATAAGTGCAAGTATTCCATTGAATATCTTGTCGAGATTATTTTCAATAAAGTTAGTAAAATCATCAATAGCCTGTTTGTTCTTAGGATCTTTCAACCACTTAAAGATTCCAAGAACAACAGATCCTAAAAGAACATTAGTAAAGAATTTCTTGATTGACTCAAAGAAATCATCAACTGGTTTTGTCAGTGCCTTAAGTATTGGTGATTGTGGTTTTTTCTTTTCTAATTTTGATTCTCTTTCCTTCTTTTTTTTCTTTTCAGTTTCTTTTCTATCTTCCGTTGCTTCTTGTTGTTCTGTTTTACTCTGTCCTTGAAGAACACTTCTAATCGTAATCAAAGATTCTAAAATATTACCAATACCATTCATCAAATCATCTTGCAGATTCTCAACATCAACATCGGGTTTTTGTTCAGTTTCTTGCAAAGATTCTTCTGGTTGTGGTATTAGTTTATCTGCTTTTACGATTGCTCCTGGGGGTGATGGTTGCTTACGATCTAATACCTTATTAATGTCTAACTTCTTTGGCTTTACTTTGAACTTACCTGTCTTTCCCTTTACTCTTTTAAGTTCTTCTGTGACTAATTTTATACTCTCAGTAGACATTTGAGAACTAGTCATTCTTCCTGCAGCTGATGCAGTTTTTAATTCTCTAATATATTCTTCATATGTTAAGTCAAATACATCTTCCAATCCCAAGATAGAAAGAATCTGAGGATCTATTTCTTCTTCTACAAGATCATCTTCTTTCTTTGGAACAACAGCAAGTGCAGAAGATGAGGGTGAAGGGGAAGGTGGAGATGGAGAACTTGCAGGAGAATCTCCTCCACCACCAGTGCTTGCGCCAACTTCTACTTTACTTTCTTCTCTAATAAGATTTAAAAGTTCATCTAGTCCCTCTGGACCAAGTTCTTCTTCAAGTTGCTTAGTTCCTTCTTGTTTTCTACTTTCAAATCCCTCTTCCCTTGCCTTAGTAAAATACCTCGCAACTAACCACTTTTGATATTCTTCTGCTTTATCTGGAGCATTTGCTTCATCAAAAATAGGAATTCCTTCTGGATCTTTTTTTATATTTTCTATTACTTCATTTGCTTCTTCCTCAGACAACTTAACATATGAAGTTTTCCTAGAAGTGCCGGGGTAATCTTTACCAGTCAACTGAGCCCTAAAAGCATTCCAACCCCTTTCACCAATTGGAGTATTAAACCAGTTTACTATTCCCGATGGTGGATTAAGAGCCATTCTGTTGCTGTCTTAGTTTTTCATCTTCCAGATGTTGTTGTAACAAACCAATATAAACATCTCTTTCCCAAGGGATCAAGTTTTCAACCTCTGTTAATGAATATTTATGGAACTGCATCAAGGCAAAGTTAATCTTATAGTAGTTCTCAAGATCTATATGGACCATTCCTATGCGAAAAAACTTGATAACCCTTCTAATACTACAGTACTCTCTACTTTGGTCTTGGGATTTGTAAAAGTAATCTCATGAGACAACTTGGGCATTGTTTCAAAAAATCTTTCAACCTCCTTAAATTGCATACTGTTCATTTGTTCTAGAAATTCAATTAATTCTTTCTTGGTTACATCAGCAGCAACCCACACCTCTTCATCACTATAAATCTTATCAACACAAGAAGCAATTAGTTCAAAGGATTGATCAATACCAATATTACCAGACATATCAAAGTTGTTCTTGATGAATTGATCAAGTGACGGATACTTCATCTCCATCATCAAATTATCATCAAGTTTAATCTTGTTAGTGTGATCTTCAGGTTTATTAACTTTAATCTCATCAATATTGATCGTCACAGGAACTGATGTTTCTCCATCATCAGGTGCAATTAAATTCACTTGGATTTCTTCACCAACCGACTTACCACGAATATTCAGAAACAAATACTCAATATCAAAAGTAGGAAGTGTTTCTACTTTAACACCTCTAGTTTGAATACAGTTCTTCAATACTGCTTTGATTGCATTTGAGATTTCTTTCGTATCTTCTGTCTCAAGTGCAAGAACAAGAAGTTTTTCTTCTTTAACTAAAAATGGTCGGTATTTAATTGTTTTTCCAGTAGATGGCAATTCAAGTTCATAAGTTGGAGTTGCAATTGTTGGTAAAGGCATAATGACCTATAGAAGTTTCAGTAATAATATTTATTAGGCAATCGATGGGAAAAGATTTGGTACTCCAGGTCCAAGTGGAAATGTTCTCCCTTCAACATCATTAATAACTGGAGCATTTAATACTCTTTCAAGATCTTCTTGAGTTGGAATTATAGAACCTCTTTTTTGATTTAATTCTGGAATTCCAGGAGCTAATGAATTTTTAATCATAGGAGCAACAGAAGAACCACTTCTTTTCATCACATAACGAATAAAAGAGAATGAAATATTACATTTCAATATTTGACTTTGTTCATAAGAGACAGGCATCGATTGAATACTAATCGGAAATCCATGAACAAAAGTATAATCAAGAGTTCTTGTTGACCCATTATAATGATGGTCTCTTTCAAATTTTGATAGATAAAAATTTACTTTATAATCATTTGCATATGCAACTCGGTGATGTACATAAGGACTTTCAAACTGATTTCTAGAAAATACATCACCAACACCTGAAATGTAATCTATCCAACTTTCAAAGAATTCAACAACTTTATATTCTCTGTCAACATAAAATGTCATATCAGCAGTTTCGTCATACATTCTGCGATATACCATTTTCTCACTTACTCCTTGATAGTCATTAGTTACATCATGAGTTGCTAAATAAGATCCTGGTAAATTTGCATCAGAGCATAATAATGAAATATTATCTACATCCAAAGAAGTAACTCCTCTCTGTGAAGCAAAAGAAGATACTTCAGAAGGAACAGGAATAGTTAAACGATATAAAGAAGTTTGTGCAAGATTAAGTAATCTTGATTTGATATCACTTGTTCGTAGTTTTTCTGGGCGGATACCTGCCATCTATAAATACTTCTACCGATATATTATGTATAATGGCAGAAAGCATTAAAAGTCGTTATAAACCTGAGTATCCAAAAAAATATAAAGGTGACCCCAATAATATCATTTGTCGTAGTAGTTGGGAAAGAAAATTTTGTCGGTGGTGTGACTTAAGTGAAAATGTTTTAGAATGGGGCAGTGAAGAGTTTTTTATACCATACTTTGATCCAACCACCAGTAGAGTTAGAAGATACTTCCCAGATTTTATTATCAAGGTCCGTGAGCAATCTGGTGAAATTAAAAAATATGTAATTGAAGTCAAACCAAAGAGACAAACAATTCCTCCAGTTCAGACAAGTAAGAAGAAAACAAGAACTTATATCAATGAAGTAAAAACTTATGCTATGAATGAAGCTAAATGGAAAGCCGCTCAAGAGTGGTGTAAGGATAGAATGATTGAATTTAAGATCATCACAGAAGACAACTTAGGCATCAAGTAATGGCAAAAGGTTTCGGTCAAGATATCCAAAAACAATCACCAAGAGTATCTCAACTGAAAAGAAAACTTGATGGTTCTGAAGA